TTGTAAAAGATAGTAGAGGTAATCCGGTTAGAGACAAAAGCGGAAAGCCAGTACGATCAGGATCCAGAGATAAAGATCAATTAGATACGAGTGGCGGCGGAACTCCATTAACTTCAAGTCCAAATTATAATGGACTAGAGACAAATGGAACAAATAGTACTACCTCATTTGCTCCGGCTAAAGCATCTGTTTTAAAATTTCCAACTAACAGACAAGATGCATATCCTGCTTCTATGATTTTTGAACCGTATAAAGTTGATGCATATAAAATTGACGGTGATGCTGCTGCTAATATTTTTGATGTTCCTCTATTAGAAAGATTTTTTGGAAAGAAAGTAAGTCCTTCAACAACATTTGCCGATATTGAGGATGATGAAGCCGAAGCTGCTACTGAAGCCGCTGCTGCTGCTGAAGCCGCTGCTGCTGCGGCAACACAACAAAAAGTTAATGACGCTCAGGCTATTATGGGAAATAAGCTTACAGATTTACGAGCATATAGGGATGATAAAGCGTCTGCGATTGCACTTTTTCTTCCTGCTTCTTTAGTATATAATGATAACGTTGCATATTCAGATGTTAACCTTGGCTCTAAGGGATTGACAGCCATTGGTGGAATGAATGCTGGTAAAAGTATTACTGGATCTTTAGCAAAAGGAGTAGCCGAAGGTGTAGAAAATATTTTTAATTTATTGAGTGGACAATTGTCTGGTCAAGCAGCCCAGTTAGCGGCGGCGAGAGCGGCTCAATTTATACCTGGAGAAGGATTAAAGGGCGCTGCTAGTATTGGTCTACAAACGGGATTAAATCCTGGCACAAGAATCTTATTTGAAAAACCTAATATCAGACAATTTACCTTTCAGTTTAAACTGATTCCTACATCAGAGCAAGAAGCAAACACAATTCAACAGATTATTAAAGAATTTAGATATCAAATGTACCCAAGGGAAATTGATATTAAGAATATTCCAATTGGATATGAGTTTCCTAATACATACAGAATCAGTTTTAAATTTGCTGGCGGCACATTAAAAATTCCTAAGATTCAATTTTGTTATTTAAGAGATGTTCAAGTCACATATAATGGTGGTACTGGTGGAGTATTTTTCTATGATGGCCAACCAACAGAAGTTGATCTAACTCTTATATTCAGTGAATACCGTCCATTAAGTAAGAGAGATATCGAGGCAGGTTTCTAATGAGATATTTTGAAAATTTTAAAAGAACTAGTTATGCATTTGGAGATGAATTTGAAAAAGAAGGTGGCACTCAGCTACAATTAAATTTTGTACAGGATTTGTCTCAATATGCTGATGTTGTAGATCAGGTAAGAGAAGCCGTTCACTTTTATGAGCCATATACTATTATTGAAAATGAAAGACCTGATCAAGTATCACAAAAATTTTACAACTCTCCAATATATCATTGGACATTTTTTATGATGAATGATCATTTGAGACAGCAGGGTTGGCCACTTACTCATAAACAATTAGATGAAGTTGTAAAGAGAGATTTTCCTAATCAATATATTTACACTCAAACTGATTTGTCAAGTGTTTTTTTGGTAGGAGATTACGTCTTTGGTTCTGTATCTGGTGCAGAAGGTAGAATTCTACGTAGATATTTAGATTTAGGATTAATTATTGTAGAAACAACTGATCAGTTTGTAGCAGGAGAAGCTGTTAACGTTAGATCAACTGTCCCTAATACTGCTACTATTGTTATTAATTCTACTGGTTATGAATATAATGCCCCACATCATTATGAAAACGCAGCAGGTGAATACGTTGATGTTGATCCGACTATTGCGGTACCGGCAATATATAATGAAGTAACAAATTACGATCGTTATATTAGATCTAATGATAAACTAAAAGATATTAAAGTAATTAAACCGCAAAATATTGTTGAGGTTGCGTCTGCATTTAAAAGGGCTTTGACTAGTTAATGTCAGATACTACAAAAAATCATATTATTTCTGCTGTTCAATTAAATTCAAGCAGAGCTATTCAGCCAATTGATATTGCTGGAAGTGTTACTGATATTGAAATTTACGAACATCTAGATATGCCATTCCTTACCGGTAAATTGGTATTTGTTGACACACTTCGAGTTATGGATAGATTTGATTTTCAAGGAGCGGAGTCTCTTGAAATTTCAATTAAACCAAATGTTGCAGAAGAGCCAGTCATAAAAAAGTTTATAATTGAATCGATTGTAAACACAACAAAAACAAATGATGCAACAGAAGTAGTTACGTTTAGTTTCATTGAAGATATACTATTTAAGTCTAATTTTAAAAATGTGAATAAAGCTTATTCAGGAGATCCCATTGATATTATGAATGAGATCTCATCTGAATTTTTAAACAAGAAAGTTGTAAATGTAGGAGATCCTATTTTTCAAAAGTCAATGAAACTAATTGTTCCTAACATGGATCCACTTAAAGCAATGTCTTGGGTTAAAAATAGAACAACTACGACTGATGGTGTGCCAGGATATCTTTTTTCTTCATTTGCTTTAGATGATTTAATATATTCAGATTTATATACACTTTTGACCCAACCTGCAATTAATATCAATAAGCCATTTTTCTATGGCTCTAGTGCAGAGATACCTGAAAACAATCAATCAGCGCCACATTATATACCTCTTCATAGTTACAGATATGAAGAAACAGAAAATATGTTTAGACTTATTAAAGAAGGTTATGTCGGAGCAGATTATCAATTTTATGATGCGCTTACCGGTAGATTACCGATGAAACATAAATTTAATTTTGAAAAAGATGTTGTAAAAATATTGCCCGAAACTGATGGCAAATCATTTGCCTTTTCCACTGATTTTAAAATTGATGAAGTAAAATTACAAGAGCAGTCTTCAAAAAGAATTACACAAATCTCGAGTGCTGGTGTATATAATGAGGGACTAAATAATTTTAAATCATATGATGAAGAGGATGAGGTATCATCTCATGCAAAGAAAATTGTAGGTCGAGCACTGAAATCACATTTGCTTAAATCACCTATTACTATTCGTGTACCAGGACAGGGNTTTCTANTATCTGAAACAAACAAAACAATTGGTAATGTTGTAAGACTTATCTTTGCAGCTAATAGACCAGCATCAGACNATAATCAAGTAATTGATATTAAAAAGTCAGGTGATTATGTGATATACGCAAGTCGACATGTGTTTGGTACAGAGCGATATGATTTACATTTAACATGTGCTAAAATTAAAAACTTCACTTCAGATGGGTGGCCATCATGATACCAACAACTGCTGTACAGTTTTACGGAGACCAAAACCGTTGGTTTATTGCTCGAGTCATTAATATTAATGACCCACTTGAAATGGGTAGAGTAAGAATTAGAATTATTGGTTTACATGATAATAACGAAATACGGGAAAACGATCTTCCATGGGCACAAGTAGTAGTGCCTGTCACAGAAGGAATGAGTTCTGGTATTGGCACAAATGTGGGTATTAAAGAACAGTCTCAAGTATTTGGCATCTTCTTAGATGGTGCACATTCACAATTACCTCTTGTAATTGGTTCAATTTCAAAGTACGAACAAAATGTAATTGATTCGTATGATGATCTTTATCAACAAGAGCAAAATACTAGATCAAATCCTACCGCTGGTATTGACAAAAATATTAGACCACCAGAGGCGGTTGATTCCGAATTCCTATTTGGTGATACAAATATTGAGAAGGCATATAATTTCCTAATTACAAAAGAAGGAGGCAATTTATCTTCAATTGCAGCAGCCGGAGTATTAGGTAATTTTTGTGTAGAGTCTGGTGCAAGTCAAAATGGTGGTGATATTAATCCATTAGCTCAAGCCCCTGGTGAAGGATCGTTTGGTATTGCACAATGGAATCCTTCTGAAGGAGCAGGTAATCGATTTGGTCAACTAAGAAATTTTGCGGGTAAGTTGAATCTAACATATACAAGTCTTTATGCACAGCTCCTTTGGACAAGACAGGAATTAATTACAAGACCTTATTTAGGATTGGCTGAATTAAAGGCCTCAACAACTGTTGCTGATGCAGCAAAAGTGTTTATGAGAAAATATGAAAGACCTGCTTATGAAGTAGCAAATGTTGGTGGTAATATTACTAAAACTGTTGGTGATGATGGTTCATTTAGAAGACTAGCACAGGATGAAAGAATTGAATTTGCAGAAGAAATTTATAGAAAGTTTAACACGTAATGTCATTTACTAAAATTTCAAGTACTCGACTTAAGTCAGAGGCAAACAGAATTAATGTAAGCTTAAATCAGTCAAGTGTTGACATTGCGGCATTGCAGCAGCAAGCAATTCAATTTGCAAAAGAATTTGCTCCTACTCAAGAAGAACTCGGTAAATTAAATGCTGGTTTCCAATCAATAACAGAATCTGTTAAACCTGCTCTTGAGACATATGCTAAGCGTGCCGAAGAAGTTATTAAGACTATGAAGAAAGATCCGGCAATTTCTGAAATGATGTCAAGTGTACCAAATATTACAGTTGATAAAGCTCCAGCAACAAAGTCAAATGTTGACACTTTGGTAGGAAAATCTACAGCATCATCTAAAAAATTAAATAAGGTTATATCTGCAGGAAATCCAGATGCAATTAAAAAATCTTTAGAAGAAGCGCTTGCAGCAACACCTGATTTAGTTGCAAAGGCAGTAAGAGAAGCACAAGACGTAGCAAATGATCCTGTTGTGCAAAAGAAGTTTGAAGACTTAGGCTTGCCGGCTGATGTACTTACTTCATTAACATCACAAATGGCAAACGGACTCGATAAGTTTGTTGAAAAAAATCCATCAGAAGAAACCACTACTCTTCTCACATCTGTAGCAGAAAGAACAAGTAAAGCAATTGGCAATCCAATTGGATCTACTTCAAGTCCATTTGGTGCAGTTGGATTTGATTTTGGAAACATATTAGGAAGTTTAACTGGTTTGTCAACCGGAACTGGGTCATTTAAAGAGCTAGGAAAAGAACTAGAAACAATTTCAGGTTCGATTGATCCGATTACTGGTGAAGAAGTGCCGATCTTGATTGACAGATTTGGAAACACAAATATTAGTAAAGTTGTTGACAAGGGAATAAAGACTGCTGTTAGTGAGCCAACAACTCCTGTTTATACCATTGGTGATGCAGATGTCCCACAGTCTTTAGCAAATTTTACATATGAACCAGTAAATGATAAGAAAGAATTTGAATTAGAGATTAAAAGAACTGCACGCGAACTTGACCATGTCATTGTTTCTTGGACTCTTTCTCGATCCGATGAATTTTGGACCGCAAAAGAATATAATGAAAAGGCCATAACGTCTAGATCAAGTGTATCAACATATAGTACATTCCATTGGAATGCTGCACAGATTCATTATTACATTCAAAAGGATGGATTAGTTATTCGTATCCTGCCAATGGAATTAAAGCCTTTAGGATTTACAAGCATCTTTGGGGCTAAACAGAAATTATACGATAAATCTGTTAGAATTGCTTTTGATGCAGGCTATATCTATCCAATTGGTCCAGCGGATGTTGGTAAATTTAGTGAAAAATCTATCACATCTGAGCAATGGAAGTCATTTGACATGATGATGGATGTATTAAATAGATCTATTCCAGGTGCTATGTTTATTGGTCAAGATGAATTACACGCTGACCAAGGTGAACTGTTTGACACATTAGGTCCAGGATTTGATGTGCCTACATATTTGAATAAGAAAAGAGAGAATATCGATGTCCAGTAATACAGAAGATATTAGAAATTCATTTGGTCAAAATCCTAATAAATTACCAAATGATCCATATAGTGATAATAAAAGAATATATCCATATAGAGAATATGACGGCGCTCCTACAACTAACCTTGCTGCAAGAGGTATTGAAACTAATGAACTCTATATCGGTGGCGGCGATATTGATCTAGATCTTGAATTAAAAAGTTATCCATCATCTCAATATCCACTGAATCAGGTAAGAAAAACGGTTTCAGGTCATGTCACCGAAATTGATGATACTCCTGGTAGAGAAAGAATGCTATTTAGACACAAGACCGGTGCAGGTATTGAATTAAGAGCAGATGGTACGGTTGTTGTTAGTGCTACTAATAATACTATTAGAGTTTCAGGTGGTGATGAAAAAGTAATTATTGAAGGCAATGGGCATTTAGTATATCATGGAGATTTAAAACTTAGAGTAGACGGCGATTTTGATTTAGATGTTGGTGGTAATATTAACGTCACTGCTGGTGGCGATAAGATGGAAGATATTAAAGGTGGGTTTAGGCAGGATGTAAATAGAAATCATCAAACATTTGTTAATCGAAATATGTCTCAGACTATTACTGGCAGTAATACAACATATGTGGCTGGTAATAATAATAATATCATTAAAGGTGCAAACAGTGTTACAATTGGTGACAATTCAGAATTGATCATTGGTAAAGAATATCAAGTATCTGCCGAAAATAAAATTATTATGACTACTGCTGATATGAATGTTGGCGCGTCAAATATGACATTCATTGGTGATTCTGGCACTATTGGTGGTGAAAATATTATTATGTACAATTATAATATGTACACTGGTCATTCTATTACTGCGGGTGATACTGTAACTGTGCCGACTGTATATGGAGATTTGCAGGGAACAGCGACTCAAGCAATGATATCAAATCAAGCTGGTCTTCATCCTTCGTCTGGAGCGCATGCTGGTTCAGGATACGGTTATACCGCTTCAGCTACCTCTGTTGATACTAAAGCAACTGTTCTTCCCACAAATTCTGTAATTAAAAATGACTGGTTTAATTCAGAATATGGATTATTTAAAGTAGCTATTGATGCAGGCAATATAATTTATAATACGATTAATCGATTATTTGATTACGGTGGGGTTTCTGAAAGAACACTTAATACACAGCAAGTAAGATCTAAACTGAGAGACGGAAACAATCAAAAAAACGTAAAGTTTATTGGTACATCAATTGCAGAAGGTATTCTTAGTTCTAAATATGCTAGTCAAATTCCACCTAATATCGGGGATACAATTCATAATGATGCTACTCCTCGTAATCCAAATCCAAAAGAAGTGTTTGGTAGATTAAAGGGCGCAGAAGCAAAGAGATATGCAGGCACAGTTCTTAACAAAGATTTAGAAATCTATGTAAATCCAGTATATGATCCTGTTTTAAAGGAAGTAATTAACAGTAGGACAAAGCTAGCAAGAGGTATTACTATATCTAAATTCCTCGGTGGCTATGGTGATCCTGTAACTTTAGATCATATGACCGCTGCCACTAAACTTGAAACAGCAAAGAATCTATATCTTCATGGTCAACTAATGAGATCAATAATGGAAGATGAAGGTGAATTTGACGAATTTAGATTGGTTGTAGCAGAAGGTGTTTATAAAAAGGGTGTAAATGAAACACTCGAAGCAGGTGGAATCAATGATTTGGCTCAAACTGGAAGAGCAATTGTATATGAATTACGTGGAAGAAATGGTAAAATTGCTTTGAAACAAACATTTAGATTAGCTGCGTGGTGGAAAGATAGTCAACAATATGAGAAACTAATATTGGATTATGACACTTATAATCCTAATGGCAGTCTTAATGTACAGTTGGTTGTTATTATGCCAGAACTAAAAAATGGATATATTACGAGATTTAATAACAAACTAGAAACCAGGTTTAATAATTATATACAAAGTACAAATGAACTCGTAGAGATCCTGGAAACTTGAATAAATAGTAATAATTAATTTATAAGAGAGAATTATGGTTAGTAGAGCATTTGCCGTAGAAGATGGGAATCTTAATTCCGCATCACTAATAACACAAAAATCAGTATCATATAAAGATATTGATTTGACCTTTGCGAAGAAACCATCTGGCGATGTTTATAAAAAAGAAGATGCTGCAGCTGTAAAGCAAGCAGTGAAAAATATTCTTATGACCAATTTTCTTGAAAAACCCTTTAATACTACATTTGGTGGAAATCTAAATGACTTCTTATTTGAACTAGATACTGAAATAGAAGCTGATATTTTAAGAGATAGAATCTTTGAAACTATTGCATATCATGAACCAAGAGCACTAGTACAAAGGGTAGAAATATTTGTATTTCCGGAAAACAACGAAGTAAAAATCACTGTACAGTTTCAAGTGTTAAATGCAGTTGAACCTATTACTTTGGAACTATCATTAACGAGGCTTAGATAAATGGCTACTACTACCAAATCAACTGATCTAGATTTTGATAACATCAAAGCTAGGCTTAAGGATTATTTAAAGAAACAGCCTCAGTTTAATGCTTATGATTTTGAAGCAGCAGGTCTTTCTAATATTCTTGATGTGTTAGCATATAACTCTCATATCAATGCATTAAATGCGAACTTTGCNCTCAATGAATCATTTTTATCAACAGCNCAATTAAGAAGTTCTGTAGTGTCTCATGCACAAACACTTGGCTATGAGATTCGTTCTACAACGTCTTCACGAGCAATTGTTAATCTGTCGCTTAATCTTACTGGTGTTCCTGGTCGACCAATCACAATTACGTTACCAAAGGGAACTGTATTTACCTCTTCTGTCGATGGCGTAACATATACATTCAGAACTNTAGAAGAGTATAGTGCAAGAGATAATGGATCAGGTTCTTATGTCTTCCTCACTAATGCTGCATCTAACGGCATACCTATCTTTGAAGGTGTAGAAAAAACTAAGACGTTTATTGTTGGACAAAAAGATGAAAGACAAATTTACGTTATTCCCGATGACACAATTGATAAATCAACCGCAATTGTAAGAGTATATAGTTCGGTTACTTCATCTAATTATACAACATATTTTCCTCTTTCACAGGCTGTTATTATTGATGAAAATGCTAAGTTCTTTAGTATTAACGAAGTGCCTAATGGATACTATGAATTAAATTTTGGAGATGGTACTTCATTTGGTAAATCACCTGAGCCAGGCGAAAAGATTGTAATAACTTATCTTTCTTCAAAGGGCGCGGCAGCCAACAACGCCACAGTTTTTAATCCAAATAATCAAATTCGTATTAATGGTATTGATTATGTGCTTACAACCGTAACAGCAGGCGAATCAACAGGTGGTGCAAGTAGGCAGTCAATTGAATCAATTAGACAGCTAGCTCCTATTGCGTATGCTTCACAGAAAAGACTTGTTACATCGCTTGANTATAAAGCCATGATCGAGACTAACTTTTCACAAGTAAGAGAAGCTGCAATTTGGTCAGGAGATCAAAATATTCCTATTGATTACGGCGCTGTTTATATTTCATTAAACTATGCTGCAAATACCGCTGCTGCAACAAAGCAAGCAATTAAAGATGCGATTGTCAATAACTTTACTAATAATCTTTCGGTTATGTCGATGACTCCTAAATTTGTAGAACCAATTGATGTTTGGCTATCTCTTAATGTCCAATTCAATTTTGATCCGGCATTAACTGGTAATACTGCGGCAACAACAGAAGTAAATGTTTTTAAATTTATTCAAAACTATTTTAATACTAACTTATCTACGTTTAACGCGGTCTTTAGAAAATCTAATCTTGCAACTGAAATTGATGCATTTGATCCATCTATTCTTTCAACTCGAATGGATATTAAAGTTCAAATGAGACAAGTTATTGATACTTCAATTGTTAATACATTTGATTTAGAGTATCCGTGTAAGATCGCTGATCCAGATGATGTATTTTGGAGAATTCAGTCAACAACATTTGAATATAAAGCTAAAGTTGCCCGAATTCAAAATAGATTAAATAGCAACTCGCTTTCAATTATTGATCTTGCTGGAAATATTCTCCTAGATAATGTTGGAAGTTATAATAAAGCCACAGGTAAAGTTTCTATTGTCGGCTTTAAACCAACTCGAATGACTAATGGCGGAAATACAATTCGAATNGATGTAATTCCTGCAGTTGAGGGAACTATTAAACCTTTAAGAAATTATATCCTTAAATTTGAAGCAGATAAATCCTCAACTAGTGCAGTTGTTGATAGACAAACACCATCACTTGAAATCACAATCTAATGGCCAATTCAGAAACCTTAAAAGATTATAATCGATTACCAATTAACTTTCGAAAGAGTTTAGTTCAGGAAGTTCTTCCTGAATATTTTCAGACGAGTTATCCGGCTCTCATTGATTTTTTAGAGGGTTACTACGAATATTTAGATTCTGATGATCAATGGGGTGGCTCATTACAAGAACTAATTACAATTAGAGATTTTGAAGATACAACTCTTAAAAGATTAGATTTTGTTTTAGGTGAAGTGGGACTAAGTGTTTCGAGTGGTAGATTTACATTTCCTCGAGAAGTATTAAGAAATTTTGGTAACTTCTTTAGGGTAAAGGGATCTGAATATTCAGCCCATGGTTTCTTTAGAGCTTTCTTTAATGATAATGATATTGAAATTAAGTATCCAAAGGATGAATTATTTAGAGTAGGTCAGGCTAAAATTGGTTCTGATGATGCCTTTATTATCCAAGATGGAAAAATTTATCAAATTTTCTCTATTTTAATTAAATCGGGAAAACCTATTTCTGAATGGGAATCACTTTGGAGAAAATATGTTCATCCTTCTGGATTTCATTTAGCTGCTGAAGTACTTATTATTGGTAAAGATAACATTGTTATTAGTACAGCTGAATCTATCTATGATCCAGGAGCAAATATTACTCGTGTTTGGAGCAATGCAGCATATCCATATGGATTACATCAAGGTGAAGTTACAGGTCTTTACCCCGATAATGCATTAGATCCACAAATACCTACTGGACTTGGATCCTATGTATTCCCTAATTATGCAGCTTCTGGTTATTATGTCTCAGAGATAGATGAAGATAAGGCAAGAGAAAGACTGAGTGTTTATAAAACACCAGATGCTTATGGCATTAATATCACAATTAATACTTTGACTGCAAACTATAATACAATTGATGAATGGGCTGGATTCCATATCAAGACTGGTAATAGCTTTGTTAACTACGCAAATAGTAGTAGACTTACTACATTCGATCAGGCATATCATGTACAATATACTGACAGTGATGGTGAAGTAATCCTGTATAACTATTATAAATAGATTAAATTGGCAATAGGAATAAGCAATGGCAAGACAACAAATTGGAGTTGGTACAACTGGAAATGACGGAACAGGAGATGATCTCCGTACCGCAGGACAGAAAATCAACAGCAACTTTACTGAACTCTACCAAGTTACAGGCGCATTACAGCTAGCCAATGGTGGCGCTGGTATTGATGGTATCGCGTTTGATCAGCGAAGCCTAGTGTTTATTGGTGCTGATAGTCTTAATTCAAATCCATCAGATGCTAATGAAACATATTTGGGCGCCGCTGAACCTACAAAGGACAATACCATTGTTCTTCCAGATTCAAGTGGAACAGTTGCCTTTATAGCTGATGTATCAAATCTAGAGTCAAGAGTAGATTCTGATATTGCATCGCTAATTACTAGTATTGGTAATGTCAGTGGTGCAGCTGGTTCTAAAATTGACTCTGCCGCAGCAATTATTATTGCAACTGATATTGCCCTTGATTCCGCTAATGTTATTTCTCTTGTTCAACAAAATTCTGTAGATTCTGCTGCTGTTATAACACTTGTTGACGCTGCATACATTCTTTCTCGCACTGGCACTANACTAGATTCTGCTGCCGGCGAAGCACTTATTCAAGCTTATGTTGATTCTAACTATATTAATACTGTTGTAGGAGGTCTCTATTTAGATTCTTCTGAAGCCCAACCTATGATTGATTCTAGTTTGACTAATATTGATCTTACTATTGCTCCTAAAACTGATTTAGGTAGAAATTTGGGTAGNGCATCTAAAAGATTTAACAGTGCTTATCTTAATGCTGTAGAGGCTGCTCAAGTTCGAACTACAGGTGATGTACGAATTAGTGGACCTGGTAAATTAAGAATCGACAGTGCGTCATTTGAATATGTTAATT